GGTTTATTATTCGTATGGATTATACATTTTATAGATTAATACGGGCATATCCGAATAATCTTCAAAGGCTTGCTCGTACGCCTCGAGCGCTTCGTCCTCTGTCTTTTCAAACAACCGGATAGCGCAACCCGTTCCTACGACTATAGCGTAGTTCGATTTTTCTTTAGAGGGTTCGCCGCTCATGTCCTTCGTTATAGATACCTTTAGGATCGCGCTCTGAAACTCTTCGCGCTCTTCGCTAGTCATTTGAGATTCATACTTTTTAAAATACTCTCTCATTCCGTTTTTAAGTTCTTCCAGTGTCATATCTTTAATTTTTAATTGGTTATTTCCTTTTGACACTCAAAGATACGACTAATCATCAGACCACCAAAATATAGGATAAACTATTAACATCAATTCGCACTAACCGCCATGAGTTAACGCCCGTTAACATAAAAGTCTATCAATTCCTTCAAATCGTTGTACTCGTCAGGGTTCGACACTACACGTACATTGAAGTCAAGCGCGGCGATCCGGTCGAGTATAACACGCTGTATCGGTCTTGGTTTGCATCCCGTAGACTTGAACTCCACAAATATAACCGTCCCGCCCGGTAACAAGTACATTCGATCCGGCAAACCATTAATAAATTGGGATAGCAGCTTAACTGCCATCCCTCCTCTACCCTCTACGTACTTGGACATCGTACGCTCGAATACCTTTTCGCTAGTTTCCGTTGCCTTCATTTGGTACGTGTAGTTTGATTACTCCTTTGTTCGCCACTTTGCACGCTTTCCGCAGTGCTACGTAATTTTTTCTGGCTATTACAGCCTTACCCCAGGTAATGTTGCTACACCCTTTTACATCCTCCCAAACGTCCTCCGCCTTGTCATATACTTGGAGCTTGTACACTCCCATAAACTGTCCGTTAAATGATTTATCCGGTGTGATCCGGGTTGCGCCATCGTGCGACTTTAAATTTCTCTTGTTACTCATTGCAATACTCCTTTACTAAAATTTTTGCCGCTTCTTCAGGCGTTGCTATTTCAAATCCATTTGGCAGGAACAAAACACATTTCTGATTTGCAGGGAATCCCACCCCTAGATCTATCAACCTAACACACTTCGCCATCTTATATTCCATGTCTACGGAATCAACGATATAAAGCGCGTTTTTCGCTCTTAGATACGTCCCCGGTCCGATATTGCCATACTTGCTTTGGAACTCGATCTGCGAGGCTTCCTGTGACTGTTTACGCTTCTCTTCTTTCCATTCCTTCTTTAACCGGACTAGCTCGGATATTGCCACGTCGTTAGGAATCACCTCCATAGATTTGTGACTTGCAACCCAGTACTTTTGTCCCTTCCCTTCTCCGGATAGGATCGTTAATAGCTTATCGTTGTTATCATTAATGTCTACTACCATAGCTATCACTTCCTCATCCAAAAACACCATTCGCACATACTCAAACACTTTCACCCGTCCGGCTCTTAAGTCTCTTATGATCTGGCTATTTGCGAATTGTTCTTCATTTTCCATACTATAAAATTTAAAAAATTTATAAAATATTATTAATTGTATCGCTGTAAGCGACCCCGCCCCTAATAGGCAAATAATAGTTTCGCTCATTTGGTTTTAGTCTCTTCGGTTACGTAAGTTAGATTAACCCGCTTAACCGTAAACCCCGCTAGGGTCTGACACTCGGCGATATAACGCCTTTCCGCTTCGATGTCTGTTACGACATACACACCTAAACTATCTTGGACTTTAGAATAGTCCTGTACTATAACGCCGTCCGTCGTTATAATCACCGCTTTCAATATCTGTATCATATCTTTATATATTAGTGGTTGGCTCGCAGCACAACAAAATGAATAATACAAACAGGATCGCCCAAAACGTGTAAACTACAAACTGTTTCATATCAATACCTCCAAATATTAATTTTAACTCCCAAAAATTTTTCCATCCGCTTTGCTGTTTCTACCGCTAGCTTGTACATAAACTCTACATACTCGTTATAGGTAGTTTCCTCATAGCCATTAACGGAGTAGTTTAAGCTCCAATAGTATTCGCCATCCTTGTAAATTTCGTCGGCGGTGCACCTAACTTTATTTGCTTTCAGCCCCAAGTCACATATAATATGTTTTGTCACCCAGCATTCACCGTTAGCGAACTCCTCGTCAATTCTCTTTCTTACCAAATCCATGATTATAATATTTTAATTGGTTATTGTGAAGGCAAAAGTACGGTTTATTTTGATACCGCCAAAACTTTTCTCAAAAAACTTTGAGATATTAACAAAAATAAAGGCTCGCGTATCGCTACGAAAGCCTTTTTAACTGAAAAACCACCCTAAAAGTATTAACCTTAAAAATTAGAAAAGAAAGTATTGTTTTAATTCGGTATCACAAAAATAGTAATTTTTTGCTTTCATCGCTACCTTTACGGATATAAACTACTTGTTGACCGTATAATTTTGTTCTTTTTAACTTTCCTTTATACCATCCGCCTAGCTGTCTCATGGCGGTTGCCAGTTCGCGCCCTTTTGCACTTGTATAATCTTCTTTCCGGCGTCCCAAAGCATCTACCCAAAGTTCCATCAGGCAGAACGTATTTTTTCGAACCGTCCCAACCTCTTCCAGTGATCCGGCCAGGAAGTCAGCGCGTTGTTGTTCTGTGCGGTCTTCATAGTCGGCTGGGAAAAGCTTATCTACGTAGTTTTCTATAATACCTACTAGCGGGCTTTCTTCTGTAAATTCTTCGCGTCCCTCGTTGGCGATCGCTTCGGCTTCGTCAGACAAAACAAGGCTTTCGCCCAACATGTACAGTTCCATTGCTTCCGCCCAAAGTTGGTCTACTGTGTCCTCAAAAGACTTTTCAAACAGCTTGTGTGTGTTCTTGTTGGCGCGTACCTCGATCGGAAAGAAACGGCGGTTTCCGGTTTTGTCCTTCAAAAACTCGTCGTCATTAGTAGACCCGAAAAATACGCACTGTCTGCGGTGTGTCTTGACGCGGCGGGCGTACGCGCTACGGTATGTATCTTCGCGCTTGCTTATGAAGTTCTTCGTGGCTTCCACGTCCGAACGGCGAAGGGCTGACAACTCGGCTAGCTCCACGATCCAAGCGTGTTGTATCGCTTCGTATGCTTTTTGCCCGGATACGTCGGTTAATGAATCGTTGAACCAACCTTTTGAAAGCGCCTGTATAAGCGTGGACTTTCCTGCCCCTTGACCGGAATACATAACAAGTGCCGTATCAAATTTGCGCCCCGGCTCGTAAACTCTAGTAACAGCCGCAACTAACATTTTGCGGAAAGCCTCGGACACATATATATTAGGCTCTGCTCCCATGTAGTCAACCAAGAAATTATCAATACGTTTCACACCGTCCCACCTTTGCGCCTCTAGATATTTTTTTATAGGATGGAAAGCGTTTTCGCTGCAAACCTTTTCCAGCGCATCAGTTAGTTTGCTGTCATTATAAATACCGTGCAAATCCTCGATGCGCCCACGGATAATCGCTACGGCGGTATCGTCCAACATGTCGCCCTTCTTAATGTCATTCGAGAAGAACGGCGTACGGGTGTACACTATCGTATCAAGAAACAAGTCATAAGCTAATAGATCATTGAGTAGGGGATCGCATTTGAACGCGTTAACGAAATTGCGAACGGTGCACATTTTATCGCCCTTCTTATCCAAGTCCCAAACAAGCTCGGCGGCGGTCTGCGCGTCGCTCTTAACCTCGTCCGTGTATTCTTCGAAGTCACTTAGATTATCGTCCACGGCTACCATATCCTTAACGCATTCCTTATCGGCGCAAACCAACTTGTTCATCTCGCGAGTACTGTCTTCCTTACCCAGGTGCCCGAACTTGTGCACCCGTACGAGATCGTAGGCATTATAAGCGTGCCCGTCTCCGATCGGGTCGGTTGAGTGGTGAGAAAAACAAAGTACATCATCATACACTACCAGCCCGGCAGCGCCCGATCCAAGAACGTACGTATAACGTCCGTTGTCTACTTCTGTGTAAACGTCTGACAAGTATTTCTCTATGGCTTCCTGGATGGTGTACGAGCGGCAAAACGCGCCTACCAAGCCCTCCTTGTCGCGCGGGTCTTTCGCCATCTCCTTACTAATCAGCGCGCGGGTATCGCGTTCCACATCTGAATGGAACGCCCATTTGCGCACGTCGCGCCATTCCTCATTGTCTCCGTACAAGCCTACCAGATACTCGGCGTCTATCGGCTCTCCTTCAAATACTTCAAACATCCCCTCCTGATCTCTTGAGAGGGACTGCCAGTACATCATGCGTTCCGGCTGGAACGTTGTTTTGTCGAACAAGTCGATCCCTAACAACTCGGCTACTTTACGTGCTGCCGCCTCGTACATAACCACGTCGGTAACCTCTTCTTTGAAAGGCATGATAAGACGGTAACGGCGCGCGCCCGGTCTATCTGAACGCGTTGTATATATAACGGCTGCGTAACCGTGAAAACGATCCTCAAAGTCTATCGGGAAAAGATCATCAGCGAAGTCAATATCTAGCGTTATCATTGTGCGGGACATAACTGCCTTTTTAAGGCGTTGCGATCCTGAAAGCTCGCCCGCCATGAATCCTCCTACGTCCTTTAAAGATGATTTGGCGGGCTTATCCAGTTTGTCGTACTCGCGTACCGTTTCGTTAGTGATAACGGGCGTTCCTAAACGTTTTACAAAATCGTCCCATGTGAGGCGCACCGCCTTCCATTTCAGAGACGCCGAAGAACCTGCAAGCGATAGGGTGTATTTTTCCATGTTAATTAATCTTTCTTATAATAATTACTAGTGAATCCTTCTGCTTTTAGCGGAATGCCGAAAACGTCCGCCCATTTTGGCGTAGCTGCCATGGCTTCGCAAATCTCTTTAAGTGACACGGTTGGCTCGCCAAAATCGTCCAGGGGTACCTCGTTTACTGTTTCGTCGTGGATATGTCCCACGATCTTAACAGCCGGGTAACGTTTTACAATTTCTTGCATGCCGTATGCCAATAGGTCGCGGCTGACTGCCTGAGTTATATTTTCGGTTAGCTTTCCGCCGTATGTGTCTAGATCCGCCCATTTTCCGGTAAGGTCTTGACCCTTGTATGTTATAACCTCTCTATCTTGTCCGTGTACGCTTTTCGTAGCGATCCGGCAAAACGGGTAAAACAAACGACGCCCCGAAGGTAATAAAATTGCTAGAGAATTATTTTCTGTAAACCATTGAAAAGTACAAACGTGTACACCGTACCGGATAACCTCCACGTCCCTCTTGTTCCTGATACATAGTTTCGCCCGGCTGTCCAGGGCTTCCCAAAATTCCACGATACGCGGTGATGCGTCGCGCCACCTCAAAATAATATCCTTGTACAACGACGGATCAATGGCGTTTTCATAGTCCATTGCAGACATAGCGCCTACCCAACCGCCATACCCTAATGCAAGCTCGGTTACTTTGCCCTGTTGGCGGTAATGAGTACCTTTTCCGCACTCTTCCACGGGTAACCCAAACGTCATACTAGCGGAAACGGCATAAATGTCCTTACTGTGCTTGAAAGCGTCTATGCGCCATTCTTCACGGCAAAGACAAGCCAGTACACGGGCTTCGATGGCGGAATAGTCGGCGATATGAAATGTAGTGCCTTCCGGTGCTACAAACGTTGTTCTGATAAGCTGCGATAACGTGTCAGGTACATTCCCCCAAAACGTTTCGAAGTCTGCCAAACACATGTGTTTAACGTTATCACGCGCGCCGTCAAGGTCGTGTATGTAGTTACGCGGTAGGTTCTGCATTTGAACAAGCCTACCCGCCCATCTGCCGGTACGCCCTGCGCCATAGAATCTATATAAACCGTGTACACGTCCATCGAAGCACACGCAATTGCGCATCGCAGTATATTTGGCGTTGCTCGTCTTGTTTATGATCTTTCGGGCGTTTAGTACCTCGTCTACCCGCTCGTTGTCGCACTCCTGCATAATCTGCTCAATGTCCTCTTTTCGGAATGAATCGAAAGACTTCCCGGTATTGATTAGAACAAAGTCCTTTAGCTGCATTGTGGACTTTAGAGAGGATATGCCGTACTTAGTTTTAATACGATTCTTAAGAGTTTCGCAAAATTCCTCGTTGAGAGCGTCCGCCCGTTCCGCTAGTTCCATATCCACGGCTATACCGTTGTCGTTTATGTCTTGGTCCAGCCTGTACAGGTCTATTTCCGACTGCGGGAAATTACAGTAATCAAGGCGTTCCAGGGCTTCACGTTCTGAAAGAATGTCATAACGTAGGTAGTCTATAAATTCCTCCCATTTATCTGGAAAGTCTTTCGAATAATTACGGTACTCTTCCGGTTTCGATTTGGTCGGCTTCTGTGGCTGGCAGAAGAATTTTATCAGGGCTAGACCCGTGCCCTTTTTCCCTTCTTTCAAATCGAGGGCTTTAGATAGGTTTCCAAGGCTTTCCGGGAACCCAGCGTATAACGCCAGCGTTGCGGTACATAGAAAACGTTCCGCAGGAATATTGATGCCGTACGCCTTCAAACACAGGCGTTCAAATTGGGCGTTGTGCGCCACGATTGTGTACTGTTCGTCCAGTATCAAGTTAACAAAGTCCGTAAACTGCTCGTAGGCATCCGATCTAGTCATATCTACGATATTAACCGGACCGTCTTCGATCGCGTAGCCTATAAGAAGTATTTCGAAGTCGGGCGATTGCGTGTATCTATACGCCCCGCCGCTCTTGATGTCCTCGCCTGAATATGTTTCAAAATCTATAAAAATTGGTTTCATGTCTTCTAGGGTTTTTAAAGTTAAAGCCGTGCCGCTTCTACTCGGCACGGCTTTTGAAAATCATTTTACACCTGTTTTAACGAGATTGATTAATAATTAATTTAATTGTTTATACTTGAAATAATTGTTTTAGTTGAAGTCTGCCAGACCGTCGTTTTCATCCTCCATATTCTCGAAGTCGTTGACGCTTGATCCGCCGTCCAGTCGATCATCGTCGGTTACCTTCTGTATTCCGTTCAATCCGGCGGTTATGCCTCGGTTGTCGGCGCTCATGTTATAACCGTACAATGAGATGGAAGCTACCCCCCAAGAGCCAGAATACATATTTTCCTTCACTGTGATCGGGCGTTTACCTTTGTCGATTACGATCGGTTGCCCGTGTTCCTCTTTGCGCTTCGCGGTAATGTAGTACATACCTTCAAATCCGGCTTGCCCTTCTTTCTCCGGCGCGTCGCCATCCTTTAACGGGCTTTTGTAATTTTCCGGTACGCGCCCCTTGAATTTCGGGTCTTTTGAGAAATAGTCCTGCGCTTCCGCCTTAACCGCGTCGTTAATCTGTTTAACTAGGGCGGTATCCGTTTTGGGGATCAAAAGCACAACGCTATAATGAAAATCCCCTACTCCGTTGAATTGTTCTGCCTCGAAAACTCTTACATAAGAGAAACGTACGTTTTTTAAGATCAATTTTCTACTCATAATTTTTAAGATTTTAATTTGGTTCAAAGATATTATTTTTATTTTAAACTTTAAACCTGTTATACACTATTTAATTGTTTTTTAACTTCCGTTAGCCTTCTACGTCGAAGTCGCAGAGCGGGCTGTATTCCACGCCCTTAGCGGATTCCGGTACTAGCTTTGGTGCGCCGGGTCTCGATTCGATTGCGTCTCCGAATCTAGCACTAAATACCTTTTTGCCCAGAAGCTTCTCAAGGTCTCCGATACCTTTTAGTTTGATGTTTAAAACCTCATCCTCTAGGAACTCGTTTAGGAGCGCTTGGCGTATCTTCGCTTCGTCCTTGATAACTCGGCTAGTTCTACCTGCCACGAGCTTGTAGCCCTCCCATTTGTGCCCCTGTATCGCTCTATCGTAGACGTACTTGTTAACCGATTCGATCCAGCTCTTATAAGTGTCGATTTTGCCGATTAGGTCTACTATTTCCTCGTCAGATAATAACAGCGGTTCGGGCTTTTCGTCGAAGTCTGCAAGTATTGCGTCGCGTTGTGCCCTGCATTGGGCTTTTACCGGGCAGAAACCGCACCAACTTCCGATAACCTGTTTTCCTGCGCCCTGTATTGCCATCTTTGCGGCTGGTTTTAGCACGTTCTCCGCCCACGCTAGCAAATCCTTCTTAGACATTTCGAACGTGTCGTAGTGGTCTAATCTGACTTGTGCGATTGTCATTCGAATTTTCTTGATCTTGTCAGCGTCTAGGCTTTTCAAAGTTCCAAGGGCGTACATTAACATTTGCTCGTTCATGTCGGCGTACACCTTCACGCCCGCACCGTACTTCAAATCTATAATGTGTATCGTCTTGTCAGATACTAGTGTAACGTCTACCGATCCGAAGGAACCCGGCGCGAAGTCTGTAATGTCTACTTGACGTTCTAGGTATGTCCGGCACACTCCGTCTTGTTTTTGCATCTCGTAGCCCTCTCCAATAACAAACTCGCAGTACTCCCGGATATAATCCGCCATGTCTACGCCAAAGAGCGGGTTTTCAAGGTGTTCGTCTTTCAACGGTACCGCATCAACTATTAACGGATCGTATTCACCTTCCAGGTATTTGGTCAAAGCGTATTCGGCGATCTCATGCGCTAGTGTCCCCTCCTCTGCGTAAACGCTTGACTTGCTGCCTGCTTCTTCTGCAAGTAGCGCAGACGGTGTGCAGTTGATCCACCGTTTCGCACTACTAGGCGATAAAATCGCGTGATCTCTCTCTGCGTGTCCCATTACAGACGAGTTGAGATGTATTCGATGAACTCCGCAAACATGGATTCCTTAAGCGTAGGGAAAGACGTTGCGCCTACGTGTTCAAACGCTTCTTGTACAATCGGGCGTTTCTTCGCGTTTAGCGCCTTCATAGCCCATTGCTTACACTCGTCTACTGTGTGCTCCGTTTCGTCCTTGGCGGGCTCTTCTGCTGGTGCTTCTGCTGGTGCTTCTGCTGGTGCAGGTTCTTCTGCTGGTGCAGGTTCTTCTGCTGGTGCAGGCTTCACGGCACGTCTAGCACGTGTCTTGGCGCGTTCAGATTCTACCATCTCGGACACTGTTTTAGGCTTCTCTTCGTCCTTTAACCTTGTCAATTCTACAACTGCGTCCGCCAGCTCGTCAAGATCGGTTTTACGTTCCGTTGATACGGGAAGACTGCCCTCTGCAAGTTCGCGCAAATAGTTAGACGTTGCCAACAAATCCTGTTTACTCTCGTTTCCTGATAATTCGATTACTACTTTCATTTTTTCTTAAAATTAAAAATTGTTTCTAATAGCTCGTTTTTGTTCACTCTGATTTTGCCCGTCCCATTCTCGTACCGTGTGAGCTTTCCGGCGTTGAGTTGGTAACGGATGGCGTTTTCTGTGCACTCCGCTAACCGGGCGGCTTCCGCCACTGTGATAAGTTCTACTTTTTCCATTTCATCTTTTCGTTAAATTTAAAATTCAATTTGTCAGACGTTCGATAAGTTTGTACGTGATCAGAATAAGCGGCGCGCCGGGCCTGCTCGAAAATAGTTTCGTAACGTTTGGCGTGTGGAATTATAAAGCCTCGGATTTTATACTTAAACTTTTTTCCGGCTTCTTCTTCTCGTTGCAAATCATCGAACACCATTTTCGAGTTGCCCGGATAGCCGTATAGCATTGTAACCTCGCCTATCGTTTTGCACGCTTTAATCTTCTCCCGTATCATTTTGTAAAAGAACGCCTCTAGTCTATAAATGTCTACTGCCATATCTAGTAATGTTTATTACGATTCTCCGATCTCGGAATAGTTCAACAAATTTAGTAGGCTTTTCAGTTGTTTTATCGATTGAGATTCCGGCTTTATAGCTTCAATTAAGCGGATACCGCACCGTCTTTTCAAATGAATTGGGATACCGTCCATGTTTCCCTTCTAACGCCCTTTGGTTACGATTGGCGGCGCTCTCATTTCTCTTTCGATGTGACAAAGGTACAGATTTACTTTGAACTACCAAACGTTTTCGCAAAAAACCTTAGTAATTTAACTCTGATTAACTGTTTTGAAGGTTTGATAACAGTGTAAATGAAGAATGTCCCTTTTTAAGCGGATGTTTTACGCCTTAACTAACTGATATGCAATTAGTTAAGTGGCAAAAATGGGTGAAATGTAAAAGGTAAAACATAGTTTTCTATAAAGTTTAAAATCAAATATTTCTATAAATTCATTCACATATTAATTCATATATTTACATATTTTATATATTATACTACTTTTTCATTCTTATTTCTATATAACATCTTTACATCTTTTACAAATGATATATATTGATAGATAAAATACTAGTTATTAGTGAGTTAAGTGTAAAAGATACAAATTTTAATAATTTACATGCAAAAACGCCAACTCATTATGAATCAGCGTTTTAAGTTTTCAAGTGTATAAGATGAAAAGCGTTATTTGTCGAATTCCGCCGAGAATTCTACGTGTATTCTAGATTTTGGGTTCTTATTCGATACGGTTATCGTTTGTTTCGGTTTTCCGATCCGAAAGAATAAAAACCTCTTTTGCTTGACTGATCCGATCACGTCGATCGTGTCGGTACTGCTAGATTTTATAATCGTGGTGTCCGGTTTAGACTCAACTTGTATATCATTCCACCCGTCGAAGTAGTGCGCAAATCGGTTTTCTTTGTTCCCATCCCGGTATTCTGTCTTAACCACGGTGTCTACCTTAGTAACTGTCTCGGCGCGCGTCGCATTCTTTAGCTCCCTTATCTTTATTCCCGCCTCGCGTACCTTATTATATAGATCAGCGTTATACAATTCTAGCTCGTCGCGCTCTAGTTTTAGTTGCCTGGCTTGTTCCGCGTAATCGCCTGCCGTAGTCCTGAATGCCACAGCTTTGGAATTAAGCGCGGTAATGTTGTTTTCCTGCCTTTCTAGCTCTTTTCTCTGTTTTTGTACTGTCTTATACGATGTGTACAATAAAATGGCAAGAAGGACCGCTAAGCACGCCAATATCTTATTAAGCGTTATTTTCATAGGTGCAGTATTTGGCGTTTCGCATTGTTCTTATCGTATGAGATGTGCACCCATGAAAAATTCTTCTCGTCGATAAGCTGGCAAAACGGCAAATTGAGTTTTTGCGCCAGATCGAAAAGTTTCTTATTCTCCTGTTTGCTTCCCGCTGTAATGTCCGCCGCTTGTCCCTTCATGTGCTGCGACGTTTTAGAGCCTTTCACCGCCGCGTTTAGGGCGGGCGATCTGTACCCGCTATTAACCCGTATCGGTTTGCCGTACGCGTCCCTAAGAGGGTCTAATACGTTATTGATTAGCTGTTTCAGATTCTCCGCTGCTTCCGGTGTCGGATCGTTGTTGATCTTCTTCGCCGCCGCCGTCGTTGACGCGGTTAGCTCTTGAATTGTGAAGTTTCGCATTTTTCAAATTTTTTATAAAGTCCGAATATTTAGTATTAATCAGTATATCCAGCACCGCGATAAACTCGTTATCCGGCTGGATCTTTTTAAAGTTACGGATAATATTCTTTGAATACACTAACGCAAAAAGCGTTGTAAGTAATCGTAATAAGTCCGTATAGTTCCCTCCCGGCTCTATAAGCCGTGCGCCTGCCGCCGTGAATAGAATCACGATCGCCGCGATCGCATACTCAAAAAACGCGTGAAACGCCTTTTTATGGCTGTATTTTTCACCAGCCCTTAAACCTGCAATAAGTCCTACTATGAAATTTAACGTGCCGAATAGTACTATCAGGACAAAGAAAGTCATCACATCGTTAGTAACGGTTAGCAGGAAAGCTAGAGACGCGACGCGCGCCGTATCGAAAATTCCATCCATTATTTTATCAAACATATCCTAGATTGTACCCTGTGTGAACATTCCTCCTCAATCAGTTTAGCGTCTTTAAACGCCTTGATTAACGGGACTATAAATAAATCAGCTTTGCCGCGTTCCGCCTCGAACCGCTTTGCTTTGTTATCATCGGCTAAAACGTAGCTGCCCCCGTAGTTTTGTATTTTTAGGCCGCTCGCCGTGCTCTGCTGCTCGCTTGTCTGCAAGTAGCGCGCAAAGGCATAGTAGCATAATACTTTATTAGCTCCTGTACGCGCCGGAGTATCACTTAAATACTCCGTCGGTATTTCTTCATACGATCGGTGAAGTTGCGGCGACATGTCAAGCATATCAGCTTCGTAAAATGCCTTCTCAATGTCGCTGTCCTTAACGTCCTTGGCGATCGTGAATAAATCTCGTAGTAATTGGATCGGGTATGCCATATCAATCTGTTGTTACTTGGTCGGCGGGCGTAGCCGGAACGGATAACGCTTCGCCTTCCAAATCGTTTTTAATCTTAGTTAGTTCCGGGTCTATGTCAAATATATACGCCAGGTCACGGGAGATCTTATCACGGACACGCGACAATGAACGGCGGTAAACGCGCTGCATTTCCTTAACCACCTCGCCCGACGCGTTCGAGAAGCTGATCAATGAAGAATCAATAAGCGGGATCGGAATCGTAAAGCAAGAAATTGCAATGTCTTTCCGTAATGGCTCGCAATACGACTTGTACAGGTCGGAATCAATCGGCGTACCGATTTGATCCACCCGGATAAACGGTTTCTCTGTAATACCTACATTCTCGTCTCTTACCGTGAGTACCGCGCCGGTACCCTCAACGCCCATCATTTCGGTAATTGCATCCCGGAACTCGTTTTGTTCCTGGTCGCTCTGGAACATTCCGTGCGATACGACGCTGCAAGCGTGGAATCCCCGCGCTAATACGTTCTCCACATACAAGGCGTTTCCGTGTTCAGCCCCCATTTCGGGTTGTACCGCGTGGAACGGACTGATCGGATAAGGGCGACGGTTTGAGAAGTTAGCGTAATATAACTGCCCTGGGTGATTTTCAATACCTCCGTACTCTTCGCACTCCTTCCAAAAATTTTTCGGGTTGAAGTTCGGATAAACTACGCCGGTTTTTACATTCGTGTCCTTAATCATCTCGCGCTCCCAGTTATCAAACACGCGCCATTTCCGCACGACAGAATCCCGCTTGTAGTCCTCATTGAGAACGGCACGAACGTAACCGAACGGCACGGGATAACAGTACAAAGGGCGACCATCGCCGCCGTATTGTACTATTAACGCGTAACCTCTGTATCTCGGTATTTCGTCGGCTACGAACTCTAGAACATCGTTCATGTCTTGCCCGTGCTCGTTGGTTCTCGCGGCAAATTCTTCGTTAACAAAGCCCTCGCAAATAATGTTTTCCTTCGCCTTGTCACAACACGCCGTAGCGGTTTTGCTAGCGTCGATAAGATTTGCGATACGTTGCGGGTACAAGTTATCTACGTCATAGCTAACCACCCCTTCCGAAGTACGCGGCACTAAATTTAGCGCCCTGCGTACTATTAACTCTATTTTCTTTGCTGCGATCATTGATTTGCTTTTAAATATTATTCTTCGAACTCTTTCAGACCCTCGGCGGCTTCCGCTTCTGCCGCTGCCTTGTTTGCTGCACGTGTGGCTGCTGCCTTTTTAGCCGCTTCACTGCGTTTAGCCGCGGCGATCTCTTCCTCCGACAGTTCCGGCTCTGATGCCGCCATCACTTGAACGGCTTCCGGTTCAGCTTCCGGTTCAGCTTCCGGTTCAGCTTCCGGTTCAGCTTCCGGTTCAGCTTCCG